GATGGAACTAACTTTATTTTGATGAATCCGAGAGTTTTATAAAGAAAGGAGCATTTATATGCCTCAAGCGTTTATTGATTGTGTTAAAGCTGGCGGCAGAGTCCGTAGTAAAAGATTAAGCGGAGGGAAATACATAAAATTATGTTTTAAGAATGGTAAAAGCTATGCTGGCGAAACACACACATATAAGAAGCCATTAAAAGGAAAATATGGACGAAAGTAGAGAAATTCTTTTGAGTGATAAAAGCCTGCATGAAAGACTCGCCAAGCAAGTACAAGCCGAGTATCTTTTATCGTGGAAGAATCAGAAAGCAAAAAAAGACGAATGGTTTGTCAGACTGAAACTCTACAATAACCAGAAGCGCGACAAAGACGCGGTTGGCGATACGACCCTCTTTACGGTTTTCCAGACAATTTTAGCCTCCTTATATTCCGATAGATTAACAGTTGAATTTGGCGGGCGCGAGGAAGGAGACGAGGAAGTGGCAGAGAATCTTAACGCGATGGCAGAATATGACTATGACGAAATGGAGAAAGACGAAATTGACTACGACTGGATTTGGAATACTCTTTTTTTTGGCAGAGGACTTCTAGCCTTCTATGAATATGAACGAGACCCAGATAAAGGAATTTATCTACCTATTCCTGAAGTAATTGATCCTATTCCTTTTCTTCACGATCCCCAAGCAAGCTCTATAAATGGCAACAGACGCAAAAAAGGATCGGCAAGGTTTATGGGATCGGAAATCAAAATGAGTGAACAAGAGATTGAAGAATTGCCACATAAGACTGATACTTTCAAAATAGGCGATCTTTCTTTCGGATCAGGCACATATTCGCTTTTGGCTGATACGATTGAAGCTCGTGATACAGCGCAGGGCAGGACGACACAGAAATTGCAGGGAGAAAAGAATTTAGGAGTCAATGCCAATTACGATATTACTCGCTGGTACACTCATTTTAAATTTGAGGCAGGTATAAAGAAAGTAATTGTATGGTTGGCAAATGAAAGAACAAAAGTTGTCGGACTTCAGATATTGAAAAATGACTACTGGCCGCTAATTGACAGACCTTTATATCCGACTGCGCATGACTTTGATGGTACTTCAATTCCTGATCTTACCGAAGATAAGCAAAGAGCAAGGGCCGTGGCGCAGAATTTGGGACTTCGAGCCATGAAAGCAGACCTTTATCCCATGTATATTTATGACTCAAATAAAATTCTCAATCCTAAAGACTTAAATTTTGCCTTCAATAAATTTATCCGAGTTACGGATACGGATAATAGAGGTATAGCAAATTCAGTTATGCCTCTTATCAAAAGCCGACCGAACATGAACCTTCTTGACTTTATCTACAATTCTTTGGATATAGCGGCACAAAAAGCTACCGCCACACCGGAAATACAGCAGGGAATTGTATCAGAGGAGAAAAGGACACTAGGAGAAATAAATATAGTTGCTTCAAAAGTTGATACTAGATATTCCCTGTCAGCTAAAGTCTTTGGTTGGAGCGAGAAAAGATTTTGGCGGCAGTGGTATCAGATTTACAAAGATAATTTCACAGAAGAGATTGACGAAAAAGTAATACGATTGGTAGGCGCTTTTGGAGCGAAATGGAGACCACTCAAAAGTAAAGATATTATCGCCAAACTTGATCCAGACATAAAGATCGAAAGTAAAATTCTTTCAAGGGCGCAACAGCTTGAGGAAAGAAGCAGTCTTACTCAATACTTCTCTCTTGCCTTACAAGACCCGACAAGCAACCGCCGATGGGGATTAAAGAAATTGGGGAAACTTAATGGACTGGCAAAAGATGAAATAGACAGGCTTTTCCCGCCAACTATAGATGAAAGAATTGCGGAAGATCAAAATGAGTTGCTTAACCAGAATAAATATGTTGAAGTATTACGAGAGGATGACCATAATGTTCACTTGGAGGTTCACTCCAAAGCCGCCGAGACCAATGCTACCAAAGCCCATATTGAGACACACAAAAAAGCTCTTTCAATTAGGAAACTGAAACCTGAATTTTTTCCTGAAGAAGCGCAGGCGACTGCTTTCCAGCCGCCGGGAACTCAAAGACTATCACCAGTTGGTTTGCGGGCAGAAGCTCGTCCTATGGCGGCTAGTCAAACCTCTGGACAAGCAACTCCATAAGGAGTATTATGTAAATAGACGGAGAAACCGATACTATGGAAGAACCAATTACTACTGCTGTCAATCCTCCTAAAGTTTGCGATCACAAAGGTAAATGGCAAGGTTTAGGAACAACTGTTGTCACTTTCAATCAAATTCTCATTCTTATCCATAATTTATTCTGTTCAGAGTGCGGCGAGACTAAAATAATTTCCAATAGAATACCTTTCCCTGAACCTGAACAAAAGCCAAAGATCGCTGTACCTATAATGATTCCTAAAATTCCTGAACAATGAAAGATACGCTATTTGATACAAAGGAAAAAAGAGACTTTGCAGTTGCCAGTTTTAATAACCTTTTAGGGAATCCCGGTTGGCAGTTATTAACGCAAATTCTTGAAGCTAATATAGAAATAGTGGAAAAGCAGATACTTGAAGGCGTTGATGAGGAAACAAAAGAGACTATAGACAGGTTGAGAGACAAACTGAAAGTCTATAAGGAAGTACGAGATACACCAGTATATGTTATTGATAGGCTGACTGGTGCAAAAGAAGGAAGTGATATAACTCTTGATCCTTTTCAAACAGTTGAGGAATTAAGAGAAGAAAAGGAAAAGTTGACAAAGACAAAATAGTATCTTATTATTAAATTAACAGAAAAACTGATATATGCCTGACGAAAATACACCACAATTAAACCTCGAAGAAGTTGTCGCCCTTGAACCTGATAAACTCTCTGACGAACAACGATCTTTCCTTGAAGAAAACAAAGCCAATTTAACTGATGAACAGTTGGAAAAATTTGGTTTAACCAAAGACCTTAATCCTGACGAAATAGAACCTGAAACACGCTATCCTTCCAAAAAGGAAGAAAAGCCGCCAACGGGCGAAGACGAAAACGGGAAAGATGAAGATGAGATTGATCCTGATGATGAACGGACGATTGTTCGGGTAGTCAACAAGCAAATGGAAGCTCTAAAAGGTAGGTTTGCGGAAGTGGATAGACTGAAAGACGAAACCGAAGTTGACGCTTTTCTTAGAGATAATAAGGACTATACTAAATACCGCGCTATTATCCTCAAATACATGACTCATCCGGCATATAAGAATATCCCTGTCGGGCATATTGCCACGATTGTTTCTGCCAAAGATCAGCAAAGGTTAGGAGCGCAAAAAGAAAGAGACGCGCAGAAAAAAGCGAAGGAGACACAAAGCGGCGGATCGCCAGTAAGAAAGCCTAGTAAAGAATTTAATTGGTCAACTGCTACCAAAGAAGAATTTGAAGCCCAAAAAGCCAAAATTCTAGGAAGGCAGGGAATATAAGGAGGTAAATTATGAAAGTGAAAATTACGGAAGAACTTATTGGATTTGACGGCAAGCCTATTTATCAGGCAGTTGCTAAACGAGATGATAATGGAAAACCAGCAAGAAATGAACTAGGCATGGTTTTGCTTGAAGATAAAGTTATGACATGGCGGGAAGTAGTTTACAATGCTCTTGAAAGTCGAGAAAATGAGAGAGAAGTGTTAAATGCAGAGCAGAAAATTAAATGCGGGCAAATTGAGAGAAAACTTTACGAATCGGATGAACCGGATTTGTCAGTTGAGGAAAGAGCATTTTTGATTGAGAGAATCCGAAAGACCATTGTAAGTCCCATGATCTGTGAATTAGCAAGCGAGTTCTTTGGAGATAAAAGTGGTAAAGAAACTAAAGTATAAGGAAGTCAAAGGCAGAATTAAAATACTGAAAGTTATTTCGTATAAAGGCTCAATGGTATATCTCCGGCAGATTGACGAGGATATATTCATGTATGATCTGGTATTCAAGGGAGAAATTTACTCGTCATATCTGGTTATAAAGCCGAGAAAAGGAGAAACGAAATTAAGCGAGTTGGAAGTTAATAAATCAGCCGCCTTGATCTTTACCGGAGCTATCGCTACAATAGACCATTTGCTCGGCAAAAAGGTAGATAAAGAAACAGAAGCAGTTGTTAAAACATTTGAAGGAGCAAGGAAGCAGGTAGAATCCTTGCCCAATTAAAGAAGGAGGTGAATTATGAAAGGCATATTACCGGAAGAACTGACTCTTACCCAATTAAAAGAAAAGGCAGTCAAACTAGGGATGTCTAAAGAAGAAGCTGATCTTTTCACAACCAAAGCACCATTGGTGGCGACTATTAAAATTTTGGAAAAAAAGAAAGTAGAAACTCTTACTCCTCCAGTTAGTCCCAAAGAGGAACGAGAAGATGAACAAAGGTGGTTATCTAAAGCTGAACGGATGCTACAGATATTGTTAAAACAGCCGCGAGTAAGATTCCTTATCCCTCTTGAGCCAAAAGAAAAACCCGGTGTAGTTAGAGAAATAATGGAGAAGGGCAGGTTCAAGCAAATTCATGTAAGCGGAGCGGTTGAAACGCCACAGATCAATGGTTGCAAATGGATTGTGCCTAAAGGAGTCATGGTGGATATTCCAGAGCAAATAGCCGATCTTCTTGCCGAGTCCTACCGAATGACAACGGAGGCAGGACAAAATTTATTGCTTGATAGAATTGATCCGGCAACAGGCAGACCAGTTAGGGAAGTATTAGGACAGCCATCCGCACCGGAAGAACCAGTCGAATAAGGGGCTTGACAAGTATGATATAAAGTTAGATAATTAAAACTGGATACTTGACAAGACAAAAATTATAGTTTTATAATTTAATTAGCATAACTGAAAAACAGACGCTAAGCCGAAAGGCAAGCGTCATTTTTTTTGAAATATGGCCGATACAACTAGAACTCAAATACCCGCAGAAGTAAATAACTTTTATGATAGGGTCTTGCTTGAAAGAGCAGTCCCGGCTTTTGTTCACAATAGATTTGCCCAAGTTAGAGATATTCCCCGAAATGAAGGTACGGATACCATTAAATTCAGAAGGTATGGCACTCTAACTGCACAGACAACCGCATTATCTGAAGGTGTAACTCCCTCTGGAAAACAATTAAGCGTAACTGATGCTACCGCACAGGTTCAATACTACGGAGATTATGTTACCTTAACTGATAAAGTCCTTATTGAAACTTACGATCCAATTCTAACTGAAACTGCTGAAATTTTAGGAGAACAAGTTGGCGATTCTTTAGATCAGCTTTGCCGGGATGTGATTGCCGCAGGAACGACTGTTCAATATGCCTCTACCGCTACTTCAAGAGCAACTGTAGAGGCCACCATGAAACTTAATAGGGCAGAAGTAAAAGAGGGAGTCAGAACTCTCAAAAATAACAACGCCAAGCCAGTTACTTCAATGATTAACCCCTCAACTGGTTACAATACGACACCAATCGGGCGAGCTTTTATCGGCATTGTTCATCCTTATACTACCTATGATTTGGATGACGCAACAGGTTGGATTCCGGTTGAAAAATATCCCAATAAAGAAAATGTCATGCCGGATGAAGTGGGATCATTGGCGGGCGTGAGATTTATTGAATCTACCAATGCTAAGACTTTCACTGGCACTCTTGTCGCTACAGTTTATGGAACTTTACTTTTTGGACAGAACGCTTATGCCCAAACCAGAATTTCCGGTGAGGCATTAAGAAACATTGTTAAGCCTCTAGGTTCTGCCGGTACTGCCGATCCATTAGATCAAAGGTCAACAAGCGGTTGGAAAGCAACCTATGTGGCAAAGATTCTTAATCAAAACTGGCTATTGCGTATAGAACACGCAGTCTCAAGCTAAAAGGAGCAATATGGCTATTACAAGCACACAATCTAAAGCACCAGCATCAGCAGTCAACATAGCTGTTGGAAGATACCTTGATACAGGAACAGTGGCGGCTTTCACTATTACCACTGGTTTCCTACCACGTTATGTCGGTGTATTTAATGTAACTTCCAGAGATTC